GGCTGGTAAGGCTGAGATTGCTCGCCTCACCGCAGAGAACCAGCAGCTTCAGCAGGGCGTAGCCGTCGATATCGCCAAGGCAGAGGCGGACAAGGCTTCGAAGATGGCAAAGATCGCCGCTGATGAAGAAATGGTCATGATGGAAATTCAAAGCCGTGAGCGTATCGCCAAGGCTGAGATTGATAGCCGTGAGAGGATCGCCCTTCTCAACGCAGAGACACGCCGTCCAATGATGAACGGTTTCGACACTACAACCGCACTAACCCGATAAAAGGAGTGCATTAGCATGGCCGACGAAGTAGCCCCGCTTCCCGAACTGGAAACCCCAACAATCGCAGAAGCAGCGCTTGAGCCGGAAGTCTCAACCCCAACCGAGCCCGATACCCAAGAGGATGGGCCAAAGGACGTTGGCGTCGAAGATAACGAGAATCTTGAACCCGTTGCCGAAATCGAATATGTAACGTTAGAACGGAACGGTAAGTCTTATCAGGTTCCCAAGGAGCTTGAAGGTGAATTCCTCATGCAGGGGGATTACACCAAGAAAACCCAGACCGTAGCCGAGCGGGCCAAGGCACTTGACGAGCGCGAACAGCAGCTAGCCAAACAAGCCGAAGTCAGTGAAGCCGAACTAGATGCAAGGGCGACCTTGCGAGGTGTTGCCGCAGAGCTTGCGGAGTATCAAAAGCTCACCCCCGCCGATTGGCAGGCGCACATGCAGAACGACCCGTTGGGAACCTCCCAGCATCGTATGCGGTACGAAGCCCTTCGGGACCAGAAAGCGGAACTGGAAGGCACTATCCGCACCGCAGAGACTCAGCGGACTGAGAAATCGCAGCAAGATTTTGCCAAGCGAGTTCAGGAAACCCTTGAGGCTGCTTCGACTATCATCCCTGGCATTACCGCCGAAACACGCGGGCCTGCTATTGATAAGCTGGTTAACTTCGCAAACTCCGAGGGCATCCCGGAACAAGTGCTGAAGGATAACTGGAGCCCAATGCTCCTTAAGCTTCTCCATAAGGCCAGTATCGGCGCGCAAGCCATCGCAAAGCAGTCTGCGCCTAAACCTGTTCTGAAGCAGCCTATAGCGCCTCTCGCGACTGTCAAATCCGGGTCTAGCCCGGAGGTATCTAAGTCACTGGCTGACTTGGCCGACAGTAACGACATGAGCGCCTATATCGCAGCCAGAAAAGCAGGCAAGACGCGTTAACAAGGAAAGTCCTAAATGGCAAATACTACACTTACCGCGAGCATTATCGCCGCCGAAGCAATCTCGATCCTCGACAACAACCTTGTCATGGGCAATCAGGTCTTCCGTGGTTATGAGGACGAGTTCGACAAGAACATCAACGGCTACAAGGTTGGCGATACCGTCACCATTCGTAAGCCGACTGATTTTCAGGTGACTGACGGCGCCGTCATGGCCGTTCAGGATGCTGTCGAAGGCTCCACGACCATTGTCGTCAACAAGCGCAAGCACGTTGCCTTCAAGTTCACCTCTCAGGACCTCACCCTCAAGATCGGTGATCTGTCTGAGCGCATTATCAAGCCTGCCATGGTGCAGCTTGCCAATCAGGTCGATCTTGATCTGATGAACCTCTACAAGGACGTTCCGAACTGGGTGGGCACTCCCGGTCAGGTGGTGAACTCGTTCGCTGACTACGCCCTTGCTCCCCAGCGCCTTGACGAAGGTGCGGTTCCATTCGATGGCCGCTCTTCGGTTCTCTCCCCTGCCGACTATTGGGGCATGCTGGGTTCGCAGACTTCGCTCTACATCAACGGCGCGAACCGTGACGCTTACCGTGACGGCTCTCTTGGCATGATCGGCGGCGTTGACACCTATATGAGCCAGAACGTCCCTGCCCATACCACCGGCTCGGATATTACCGGCACGGTCAACCAGTCGGTTGTGACTTCCACGATCACCTATGCGGCGGTCAAGGATACCAATCAGCAGACCATTACGGTGGCTTCGCTCAACGTCAATCCGGGCGACGTATTCACCATTGGTGCTCTCGGCGCTGGCGTCTATGACGTTAACCCTGTGACCAAGGCGCAGACCTCGTACCTGAAGCAGTTCACTGTGGTTTCCTATAGCTCCAATACTTTGGTCTTCTCTCCGGCCCTGATCTGGACCGGCGCGAACCAGACTGGCGCTGTGGTTGGTGTGACTGACCTCAACACCCTGGCTATTACCGGTGTTGGTTCGAACTCGACCTCCTACCGTCAGAACATGGCCTTCCGCAAGAATGCCTTCGCTCTGGTCATGAAGCCGCTGGTTGCCCCTCCGGGTGCTGTCGAAGTCGCTCGTAAGTCGTACAAGGGCCTCAACGTTCGCGTGATCCCGGTCTATGACGGCGTGAACGACGAGAGCGCTTATCGTTTGGATATTTTGTACGGGGTAAAGGCAATCGACCCACGACAGGCAGTCCGCTTCAGCGGTTCGGCATAAAGCCATGAAGAGGAAGTTTACACTGCTCACGCTTAAGCCGGCTGTTCCAACCCTGACGCGAAATCAGGTCCTGGCCATCCGCAATAGTGGGCAATCCGCATCCTTCCTCGCTACCAAATACGGTGTCCCGGCTGAAGTCATCCGGGGCATCCAATCCCTCAAAACGCACACTCTTTGAAAGGTAGCCATCATGGCAAAAAAGCAGCTTTCTGACGGTGGTCCTGACGGCACGGTTCTTGGTCAGACCTCCACCGACAAGGTGGGTTTCTTCGGTACTTCCACCCCTGTAGTTAAGCAGACATGCACTCTCGCGGCTGCTCTGACTGCTGGCACCACGACCCCAGCCAATATCGCGGCTGCTGTCGATGAAATCCATGCCGCACTCTCCGCAATGGGCCTTATCGCCTGATGCTCGTATGCGTGGGCATTCCAACTATCGACGGTAAGGTCCATGCGAATACCTTGGACTCCCTACTAGCTGACACTCTTTTGGGTCACTTGCAGGGGGTCCATTATCTCGTAAAAAGCGAGATGGGCTGTTCGCTCATCGGCGCCGCCAGAAACAAACTGGTCAAATGGTTTCTAGAGACAAGTCAGGCAGACTGCCTTATATTCATCGATAGCGATATTAGCTGGAAGGGCGGAACATTGACCGCACTCGCAAAGCGACCTCAAGACGTAGTAGGTGGCACATATCGCGCTAAGTCCGACGATGTGAAATTCCACGTTCGCGGTCTCCCTGAACAGGTTGATGACCTGATGCGGGTTGAAGGCCTTCCGGGCGGCTTCATCAAGATCAATCGCAGTGTCTTCGAACGCATGGACAATGCAGAGCCCTACACGACTGATCAGGGCGAAGAGATGCGCAACTGGTTCCCCAATCAGGTGATTGACGGGAGCCTATGGGGCGAGGATTACGGCTTTTGCAGGCTATGGCGCGAGAAGGGCGGCGAAGTGCTCCTGGACCCCGCTATTCAGCTAAGACACCACGATGGCTTCAGGGCCTATACCGGCGATCCGCTGGAGTGGATCAGGGAGCAGGTCAATGGTTGAAATCCTGCTTGGCTGTGGTTCGAACAAGACCAAGAAGCTTTATCTGGACGGTGATGATCAGTGGCATGATCTGGTAACGCTGGACTTTGCCGATACGCATAAGCCTGACACGGTGCATGATCTGGCCGTTCTGCCCCTTCCATACCCAGACGACTACGCGACAGAAATGCACGCCTATGATGTGATGGAGCACATTGGGCAGCAAGGGGATTGGCGCTTCTTTTTCGATCAATGGTCCGATATCTGGCGCATTCTTAAGGATGGTGGATTGTTCTTCGGTATCTCCCCGCACCACACATCGCCGTGGGCTTGGGGCGATCCTGGGCATACGCGCATTGTTGGACCTGAACAGCTAACCTACCTTTCCCAGCCCAATTACGATCAGGTCGGAACAACGCCCATGACGGATTATCGCTTCTGCTATGAGGCTGATTTCGATCTCGTCCACTCGTATGTTACGGATAATGGGCAGTACATCTATATCCTGAAGGCCATCAAGCCTTCTCGTATCAAGCGAGGCTAAGCCATGGCTTTGGACAATTATAGCGATCTACAGGCCTCGGCTCTCGATTGGATGGAGCGAGCAGGGCAGTCGGGTAAGGCTCCTGATTGGATCAAGCTTGCAGAGGCCAAGCTAAACCGTAAACTCGGCGCCGTTGAGGTTGAGGCTACCTTGAGTAGTGTAGCCGCATCCCGGCTCATTGATATTTCGTCACTCTCGATGGTTGAGCCGATTGCGCTGTTTATCGCGCCCCCTAGTGAGGATGAGCGGGAAATCCAGCCGCAGGCAAATGGTACTTATCCGCTTGCTGAAATCACCGAGAGTCAGCCCCGTATCTATTCGATTGTCGGGAGCGACATTCAGTTCGACCGCATCGTTGATCAGGTCTATCCATTCCGGTTCATCTATCGTGAGCGCTTTGCTTTATCGGATGCCGTGCCGACGAATTGGCTGCTGACAAATCATCCTGACGTATACCTCGCTGCAACCTTGATGTGGGGCGCCGGTTACAATCAGGACTGGCAGAACGGGCCGGTTTGGAAGTCGATGCTTGATGAGGCGATCCCGGAAATCCAGCACACCATTTCGAAGAACAAGCGCGGCATGCTTCGGGTTGATCGGGCTATTACGATGGTCAACCGCCGTTGGTTCTACGGTAATACGGACTGGATTCTCTGATGCAGGTGCCCTTCGGTCCATACGCGCCAGATAGGGGGGTAATGACCCCCGGCATTCTCAGGACGGCTAACAACGTCCTGCCAATCCCTGATGGCTATGGACCAGCCCCGACTATGGTTCTTCCGGGTGGTGGCGATGCATTGCCCGATGCTCCGAGAGGGATGGTCACTGCTGTCAAGCGCGATGGCACAACGCAGGTCTTTGCCTTCACCTCGTCATCCCTTTACTCGCTAGAGGCGGATTACACATTCCTTGAACTGGAGACGGGGTACACCTGCACGCCGGGCGATGACTGGTCTGCGGTGCAGTTCGGTGATTACCTGCTCTATACGAACACGACTGATGGCCTCTGGGCCTACAATATCGAGTTGGGTGGGGCTGCGGTCTATATCGCAGACGCAGGCGATCCCCGGCAGCTATTCGTCAATGCCAACATGGTCTTTGCGCTCGACTGCAAGGATAATTCAGGCAATCGGAATAACCGCCTCATTCGCAATAGCGACTTTAACGACCACACGGACTGGAAGAACGGCTCTTCTGATCAGCAGCCACTAGAGAGCGGCGCGGAGCTAATTGCCGGTGTACGCCTCAAGGGCGGTGCAGCTATCGTATTCCAGCGCGAAAGCATGCGGGTTATCCAGTTCGGCAATGCTGGGGGTGGCGCTCTCTACTCGCTTCAGGAGGTCGCAGACGGCAGAGGTTCGGTTGGGGCGCGTTCAGTCATCGGCTTTGACGGCGTGGTGTATTTCCTCTCCACGAATGGCTTCTGGCAGTTCTCCTCTGGTGGCCTAGTCCCTATTGGTGATGGGTTCGTGGATAAATACTTCCTCAACCTCGTCCCCGCGTTGGAACTGAAGGACGTTCAGGCAACGATTGATCCATTCCGCAAGATCGTCATTTGGCTGCATCCGGCCTCGGATACGGTGCTGGGTTATAATTGGGCGCCTAGCGTTACCAATCGCTGGTTTACATGGACAAGTACGGCAACATACCTGACCCGTTTGGCGACGGCTGGCTATACCTGGGACTCGGCTGGTGCGATCTGGGCAACATGGGACGATATGCCGGAAATCGCCTTCGATGATCGTTTCTGGCAGGGCGGTGAACAATTCCTTGGTGCTCTGGATAACAACTATTTCCTCAACACCTATTCAGGCCCGAACGCAGCGGCAACGATCCGAACCTCTACGCAGCCTAGCCCCGTTTCTGGCCTCATTACGTGGGCAACGAGCATGGATGATTGCCCAACCTCGACACTGACGCTAGGTGTTTCGGACAGCCTGTCAGACGGGATTACGCAAAAGACGCCGGAAAGCAAGGTTGCGTCTGGCCGCACTCCATTGCGCGGAAGGGGAAAGAACATTGATTTCGAATGGAACGCCCCGGCTGGCGCTACGTGGTCCTATACCTTCGGCGTTGACATGATCGTCGCAGCAACGGGAGGCCCGCGCTAATGGCCTATACAATTCAAGGCGGCAATGTCCAAACCCGATACACCAAGCTCACGACCAATACCGTTACGACCATCCTTGACGGTGGGCAATCGGGTGCAATCGTAGTTGCGATCTATGCAGCGGAAATCAACGGCTCGACGCCTACCCTGACAATTGACCATTACGATGGGACCACGACAACCTATCTGCGTAACCTCAAGGCCATGACGGCTCGGGAGGAATACAGCCGCGATATCATCATTGTGCTGAAGGCGGGGCAGTTGCTCCGGGCGACGGCAAGCGCGGCCAACCAGATTGATATCTGTGTGACGTACATTCCGGGCGACAAGGCATCGAGAGGGAACAGCTTCTGATGATCCTCAAGCCCATCCCCATTAACCGGATCACAAGCGAATGGGGCAGCATTGTTGACGCTCTATATCCAGCTTTGCGGCAAGACCCATCATTTAGCGTCCAAAGCCTCTATGACCGGCTGATGATCGGCTATGCATGGGTTATCGAAGCTACCGAAGGCGCTGAAGGCTATTGGGTCATTTCCCTTGATATGGATGGGGACGATCTAGTTGCATGGACTACTGCCCTCGTGGGTCGAATTGAGGGCGGTCCTAAGCAGAGGCTCAAGACAATGCGGGAAGGCGTAGAGATGCTAGAGCGCATATTGGTTAACGCAGGTGTGCAAGCGCATCGGATTTGTGGTAGGAATTGGACAGCCGTGTTGCCCCACTATTTACCCTATGACGGCGCTCGCAACGGTTTGGAGAAAAGGCTTTAGATATGGGCGGCAATGTAGATACAGGATCACAGAGCACCGGCCTAACCAATCCGGCTATGCAGGCGGCTGCAACCACGATTGGCAACCAGCTTAATACGCAGCTTTCGACGGGCGTCAGGCCATTTACCGGCTCCCTCGCTCCTGACCTTTCCAGCGCGACTATGGGCGGTGTCAACGCTCTCACCAACAATCCCAACAACGCTGCTTATGGTCAGGGCATTACGAACGCCATTGGGCAGCAGGCTCAGATTGCGGCTGGCAACTTCGGGGCCGATCCAACTCGACAGCGGCTCATTGATGATGTGAGCACCAATACAAACGCCATCCTTCAGGGCTCAGGGCGCTTTGGCTCTGGATCACATGAAGACGCTTTGATCAATGATGTTGGCGGCTCGCTCGCTCAGTACGATTACGGGCGTCAGCAGCAGGCGTTGCAGAACCTTCCGAACCTCTATCAGGCTAGCATGCTCCCAGCCGGTGCACAGCTTCAGGGCGGTCAAATCCTCGATGCGCAGGCACTTGCCAAGGCCACTGATGCGGAACGCCTGTTCGATGTGACCAACAACGCAGGCTGGAATACCCTCCAGCGCGGCGCGTCCGTGTTTGCTGGCACCGCTCCGACTTCAGGAACGACCACCACGCAGTCGCAGCCCTGGTGGAAAGTTGGCACAGGCTTGGCGGCAACTGGTCTTGGTTTCTTGTGAGGTCCTAAATGGCACGCGCTCCCTACTCTGCTCCCGGCCTCCTTCCATTTCAGAACCCCGTATCGGATTGGGTAGCGCCGCGTCGTAATGCCCTTCTCGGTCTTGGTGCGGGCCTGTTGTCTCCTAACCTTGGGGATGCTGCTTCGGGCGCCGCTCAGGGCATGGCTCTGGATCGTCAGTACGGTCAAGAGCAACAGGACTTCATGCAGCAGCAGGAAGAAACCAACGCCACTAAGGAATGGCTGCGGCAGCGTGGCCGTGATGATCTAATCCCCCTCGTTGATGCAGGACAGGGCATGTTTGCGTTGCAGGAGGCAACTAAGGTTGCCGATCCTGGCTCCGGCCTTATGAGTGTTGGAGGGAGCCTCTATAACCCCGCTGATGGATCTTGGATTACGCCCCCGGCAGATGCAAGCGGTAGCGGTCCACGAGTAAGCCTTAGCGGACAGTGGGGGCGCGATGCTCAGGGCAATCCGGTTTATCTTCAGCCATCCGACACTGGCGAGATGATCCCGGCCCGCACTCCTGAAGGCGTTTCCCTTCTTGGGCCTTACGACCTCAATGCTGATCGCGCTGCCGGGTCTGTGTTTGGGCGTGGAACGGGTAGTGCTCAGTTTGATCTTCCTGCCGCAGCACTGACAACGCAACAGACTCTCTCCGCAATCCAGTCTGTTCGTGATCAGGCAAAGGGCATGGAAGAGCAGTTCGGCAACATTCTGGGCGTTCCCCAGCAGATGCTTCCGACCATGCCACAGTCGGAACGAGCCAATTTCCAGATTGAGACAAATCGCCTTATCAATCGAACCTTCCTTGAGGCGCGTGAAGTGCTTCGTGGCGGTGGACAGATCACCGACTTCGAAAGCCGCAAGGCTGAAGGCGCTATTTCGAACCTTGAAGAGGCAATGGCCCGAGGCGATAAGGCGCTGTTTGAAAAGTCGCTTACGGAGCTTGAGCAAGCGGTGTCTGATGGTTACGCCAAGCTTCAGGCGCAGGCTGGTGCAATTGGCGGGTATGGCCAAGCGCCACGTCCGCAACCAAAC